AGGCACGACAAATAATGGTATTCAAAACTATATTTTTTCGTGCCTTTAAAATAAAGGAGACAAAGAATGAAAATAATAGCAAAGAAGGATAGAAAACTTTTATTAATAAATGCAAGCAACACACAAAATGAGAACAAAGCAGAGACAATAGAATTAACAGTTCCAGAAGAATATGAAGATTACAATAAAAAAATAGTATTTGTAACAGATAATGGAATTGTATGGGACATTATACAAGATAATAAATACAAACTAACGAAAGCAATAACAAAGTATAACCAAGTAGACTTTTATATATGGCTAACAAAGGGAGATGTAGACTATAGAACAGAAACAAAAACTTTAAGATTTTATCATAATGAAGACGCTTCGGATGAAATTACCCCCGAAGAAATAAGCGGAGTAAATACAGTAATAAATATACTAGAAGAAGAAATAACAAGAGTAGATGGCTTAGAAACAGAACTAAATGAAATTATAGAAGATTTACAATACAAGTTAGATACAGGATATTTTAAAGGCGAAAAAGGAGACCCTGGAGATTGTAATTTTGCTACATTTGATATAGAAGATGGCGATTTAATAATGAATAAAGATGATGATATGAATATTGATTTTGCAATAAATCAAGGAAATTTGGTGGTAATTATATGAAAAAAATATATAGAATATATTCTTTAACTAAGGGAATATGTATAGGAGGTAATTATAAATGGCTAAACAAAATTTAGGAAGAGTTGCTATGGCATCAAAAGGAGAATATTCATCAGAAACTAGTTATGAAAAATTAGATATTGTAACTTACGAGGGTAGTTCTTATGTATGTAAAAAAGATAGTATAGGGAACTTGCCAACAAATACAGAATACTTTGACGTATTAGCTGAAAAAGGTCAAAGTGGAGAAAATGGCACAGATGGGCATGATGGAGTAGATGGACAAGACGGACACACTCCAGTCAAAGGCACAGACTACTGGAATACTCAAGACAAACAAGAAATAGTAACAGATGTAGAAACAGCTTTACAACCAACAATAACAGCAATACAGAACACAGCAAATACAGCAGAAAGTATTGCTCGAGGAGCTAATCAATCATTAAGTTTTAGTAATTATCAAGCAATGATAACAGCATTTAATAGCTTAGCAAATAACGTATACAACGTAGGACAAAACGTAATGATAATAACTTTAAATGTGCCCGATTTGTGGATAAGCTCTATTGAAAGCACAAGTCAAACATATACATATACAACAGATGAAGCCTTTACAACTGCTTTAGCAACAAACGGATATGTCCAAGTAGGATATTATAGACTAAGTGCATTAGAAACACAAAAAGTTGATTTAACTAACTATTACACAAAATCACAAACAGATACTTTGTTAAATGCAAAAGTTAATAAGTCATCATTTGTATATGATAGCAATACAGAAACTTTAACAATTACAATGAGTTAGGAGGGCATGTTATGGCTTTAAATTTTAATGGAAACACACCTAAAAAGATATTGTATAACGGATTAAATGTTGCAAAGCTAGTATATAATGGAGTTGTAGTTTGGACGTCGAAAGTACTAGCAACTATATCAGGGATTTTGCCACTAACATTAACAGATTGCACTGGAGATGATTTAGTTGATTATAAGATATATGGAAATAGTGAACAAGTGTTGCCAGATGGATATACACAGGTAGAATATATACAAGGTACTGGAACACAATATATAGATATCGGAAGTAAAATGTATAATAACTCAGAGATTGAGTTATGCTTTAGTTTTGATGATATTCCACAAGATTGTTCGATATTTGGAAGTCGTGATAGTGCAACAGTAAATAATTTTGAAATAGCTTCATCAAAACCCACTTTTCCATTATATTCGGATTTTGGAAACTACAATACAAGCCGTGCAACATATAGCGGTGCAACTATAAACACAAAATACATCTGTACCATTAGCAAATCTTTAAGAGCGTTCTATGATGAAAACCGTACATTGTTAGCAAGAAATACTAATTTAATTTCTGCGGACAATGTAACAAGACTTAACGCACGTATTTTTGATACAGCAGGTGGCTTTTCACCAAATAAGCTTAAAGGAAAAGTTTATTACTGCAAAATATGGGAAAATGGGGTATTAGTACGTAATATGATTCCTTGCAAAAACAACTCAAATGTAGTTGGAATGTACGATACTGTAAATGGAGTGTTTTATACTAACGCAGGAACAGGTTCATTTAATACTGGTTCTGTTGTTTCTAAACTAAGTGTAGGTGATTTAGTAACAGATACATCTGATACAAATTACGGCAAATATAAAATACCAGTTTTAACAAATAGTAATACAACAAATATTTATTTAAACAAGCCATTAAGGAAAACATCAAAATTACCAATTGGTTATACAGAACTAGAACATATAAGAAGTACAGGAACACAATATATTGATACAGATTATAACTATTCTGTTAATACAAAGATAAAAGGTAGATTTGAAGTTACAACAACTGTTTCAGGAGGAGCAACTTTATTTGGAACATATGGTACAGGGGCATCAAGAGCACAAGTTTTATTACGTTCAGGTAATATAAAAGGTTTACAATTATGGTCTGGTAGCACAAATACTAATACAGAATCTAGTTCTTTATATGAAATTAATGTTCCATTTAATATAGAAACAGAATGGACTAATACTACGGCAACATTAAAATTTAATGACAATGCTGTAGTATCTATGTCAAATAAGTTTAGTGGTACACCAACATTTAAAATATTTAGTGCAAATGGAACAAGTCAATTTTTTACTGGTAGAATTTATTATTTAGAAATATATAATAACGGTATATTAGTAAGAAACTTTATACCATGCAAGAATCCGTCAAACGTAATAGGATTATATGACACAGTAAACGATGTATTTTATAGCAACGCAGGTTCAGATTCATTTATTGCAGGAGCAGAAGTTGAAACAGTATATTATACTGATTACTTAGACTATGAAAATCAAAAAGTAGTAAGAAATGTTGATGATAACGATAAAGGAATAGATACACCAGTAGAAGAAAGTGTTGTACTTCCAGTGGTGGCAACAGATGAGGGAACTGTAACAGTTGATGTAGATACAGAAATAGCTCCAAGTTATGCAGAAATCAAATATTATAAAAATGGTTCATAGAAAAAGAAGCAAATGAATTGAAACAAGAAATGCCAGAATTAAAGCAGCAGTAAATAGAAAAGTTGCAAGAAATTAAAAAGTATGATATAATTCGAATGTAGTTGGAGGAAATCATTATGGGTAAGAGTAAAATAGCAGAAAGCATAATGAGAGAATACGAGAGAAATAAAAGATATGAAGCAAAAATACAAAGACAAGAATTAGCAAAATTTATAAAAGAAAATTGTTTAAAATGTAAAAATAAACAGACACAGCTTTGTCACATTGTAAAAAATATAGACAATAAATTTAGTTGCCCCTTTAAAAATATATAAATTTAATCAACATACTAGGCTCTGTTGATGTTGCAACTTACTTTCAACTATATCCTAGTTAATAGCTATATTATGTTTATAATTGTATGCAGAACATTTAAAAAGTGTCGGGGAAAGGTTACTAATAAAGCCAGGAGGATTAGCCTTTATTAGGTTCTCGAGATGCCTCAAAAGTTAGGTTATGCAAGCCTAACAAATCCTTAATGTTTTGCATAGAGTTATAGAAAGAAACGAGGTAAGTTATGGAAAATAAAGAATTTGAAGATATAATAAAACAACAAGTAGAAAAATTAGCAGAAGATGATTTAAAAAACATAAAAGAATTTCAAAACTATGAAACAATACAAAAATTTAATAAGTTCATATTCTCATTAACTACAAATATTGATTATTTAAACATAAAAGTTAAGGAATTAGAAAATAAAATAGATAACTTAAGCAAGAAAGAGGATTAAATGGATAAGTAATAATCAATCGTTATTCAGCGGAAATAGAAAAACAGCTTTATTAAAAATGAAATAAATTTTAAGATAAAAAGGAAGTGATATAGTGGCAAAAGGACAAATAAAACAAAAACAAGCAAAAATTAATAAAGAAATATTTGAAAACCTTTGTGCCATTCAATGCACAGAGTTAGAAATATGTGGCATATTAGATATAAGCCATGATACATTATGGAGATGGTGTAAAGACACTTATAATGAGGACTTTGCGAATATATATAAAATAAAGAGTGCTAAAGGCAAAATGAGTTTAAGAAGAAACATGTTTAAACAAGCAGAGAAGAATCCTACGATGGCAATATGGTTATCTAAACAACATTTAGGAATGAAGGACAATATAGAAGTAGAAAGTAAGCAACTTGTTAAAGTAGAAGAATTATTAAATAAAATAGAGGAAGAAGCAAGTAAATGATAATAAGTGATAAGCAAAAAGAATATATAAGAAATGCCAATCACAGATATAATATAAAAATTCGGAGCTCGTCGTTGTCGGCAAGACTTATCTAGATATTCTTTATATGATACCTAAAAGAATAATAGAAAGAAAAGGCAAAGATGGGCTTAATGTTATATTTGGAGTAAGTAAGGGGACAATTGAAAGAAATGTATTGCAACCATTAAGAGAAATATATGGGAATGAACTTATAACAGCTATAAATAGTCAAAATATAGCTTATTTATTTGGAGAAGAAGTATATTGTTTAGGTTGTGAGAAAGCAAATCAAGTAAGCAAAATACAAGGTACTTCAATAAAATATGCTTATGGAGACGAAATAGCGAAATGGTGTCAAGATGTATTTATTATGATACAAGGTTCTTTAGATAAGCCATATAGTTGCTTTGATGGGGCATTAAATCCAGAGAGTAACACACATTGGTTTAAAACAGACTTTCTTGATGCTATAGAAGAAAAAGGAATAGATGCTTATGTACAAAGTTATACAATATTTGATAATCCATTTTTAAGTAAAGAATTTATTGATAATTTATGCAAGGAATATGAGGGTACAGTATATTATAATAGACTTATATTAGGACAATGGTGTAATGCAGAAGGATTAATATATAAGAGATTTGCAGATAATCCAAAGAAATATATATGGGATAAAAACAAACCGCTTCCACAAGGTTATACAATAATAGGCATAGAC